GACTGTGATAATAATTAACGTAATGGAGGTTACTCAATATGCTTAATGGAACGCAGGATAAGGCCAATACTCCGCAGGGCCGGCCGCAGGTAAATACTCCGGCTGGCGCTCCGGGTAAGGGCGCGACGACTCCGGACCAAAATGCAGGTAAGACGGTTCCCGCATTGGAAATGAGCAAGATGCAGAGCACTTTCCGAACAAAGGTAAGGGAGTTGGAAGCCGAATTGGCTGCCAAAGAAACGGAATTGACGGAGGCCAGGAAGAAAATAACAAACCTGACGACTGTTAATGAAGTTCTGCAGGCCGAAGTGGATAGTCCTTATGTGGACGATGCCACGAAAACGGCAGCTCAAAAAATCCGAGCGAAGGAATTGGCATTGGCTAATGATAAGTCGGAATTTGCCGACATCAAGACAAAATACGACGCAATTCTTGCTGAGAAAAACGAGGAGGGTCGCGTCGCGTATGCCAATAGTCTCGCTGAAAAATGGGGAGTGACCGCCGATGATCTGCTGGCGTATGAAACTCCGGACGAAATGGACAAACATATTCTTACCACTGTCGATCCGGCAGCGTTAAGAGGGCAACCGCCTCAGACTGACCAAAGCAAATCGCGGTTGCCGACACCACCGCCACCGGGATTTGGCCCGGGTGAGGATTGGCGGAAAAAATCTCCGGAGGAACGAGTAGCCATCGGATTACTACAAAAATCGAAATAACAGGAGATAAATAAATGCGAAGTCTTACTCAATACGAGTATCTTGACAGAGACGCGCTTCTGTCAGGCGTCGTTGAATGGATAGTAATGGAGAGTGAAATTCTCCAAAGACTCAATTTTAAGTCCATTCAGGGCAATTCCTACAAATACGACGTCGAACTCACTCTGCCGACCGCTGTATGGTCAACGACCGGCGATAAGATCGGCGAGAGCTCCGGCGAAGTGGAACAGCGCACCACCAACATATTCACGTTGATTCAGAACTGCCGGACAGACAAGGGCAAAATAGCTCTTAATTCCACGCAGAATCCCGAAAACGAGGACATCAGGGCTGGCGCGAAAGCCATGGCCCATGAATTTGAAAAACAATTCATCCTGGGCCAGACGTCCACACAGTCGAATCCCAAGTCATTCAAGGGACTGATGCGGATACTGGCGGAAATGGAAACCCAAACCACAACCGACCTGGACGGCGCGGCCGGCAGCAATTCTCAGGTAATCGCTAACTCCGCGACATCCGGCGCTCTGACGATGGCGAAAGTGGACGAACTCATTGATGCCATCAAGGGCGGCAAGCCGGATATGCTACTGATGTCCCGACTTTCCCGCAGAAAGTTGTCTGCTCTGCAACGGGCCAGTGGCAGCGGCGTGGTAATGACCGAACCCAACCAGTTCGGCCTACGTGTCCCGACCTATGACGGAATCCCCATCGTGATCTCGGATTGGATGCCTGACAATATACAGGATGGTTCTGGCTCTGCCCTGGCCATTGCCAGTTATGATCCTAACGTAGCCTATGCGTCCGGGTATGACAACGGCATCATATTCGCCCTAAAGATAGGCGACCAGGACGTGACCGGACTCAATGCGGGTGAAATGACCCACGAACGGGAAACTTTCTCGGAGGACTACAACGCCATCACAAACCGGTTCGTGTGGTACATGGGTCTGGCCTGTTTCAAGAAATACAGTCTCGCGGGCCTCATCAATATCGACGTGGACGCCTAACGGACTGAAAGGATATAGGAGAGTATAAAAATGGGTAACAGATTTAACCATCCGATCGTCTGTGAAAACGGCGGTATTCTCAGGTTGCCGCCTTTTCCGAATTTCCCAAACCTGACTACGCCGGACCTGTCCAAGCCGGACGATAGCCAGTTGTATGACATCGCCGCAAGGTATGAATACAACGATTGCCACTATTTCTACTCCCGGGCGGCCGGCACGGTTGGGCCGAACATGGCTGTCAAGCCGTATTGCCATCAGGCAGTCGGGTTTAGGTCAATCCAGGCTGCCGCCGCGCAGTACGCGACCAGCATTTACCTGACCACGACCGCCAATGACGACGACGGGTCCGGATCGGGCATTTTTGTAAAAGATGCCCTCAAAGGTGGCAAGTGCGTGGTTTACCCGGCAGCGGGAGCGACCTACTGTTTTACTCGCGGTATCGTCGGCAGTAGTTATCTCGCCGCTTATGGCACGTTGAGACTTGATCTCGACGCGCCGATCCCTTATGCTCTGACGACCGCTGACTACGTGGAGGCCATGCTGAGTCCTTGGTATCAGGTGGTACTCGGGACCGGTTGTATCATCAGCCAGCAGGTCCAAACCGGCTGCGGTATCCCCGCTGTCCGGGCCACATCTGGCCAATGGTTTTGGACGCAGACATGGGGTCTGACCTGGTGCTCGCCGGCCTCTACCCTGGGTAACGCCGATAACAACCAGCGCGGCGCATGGTTCCAGGCTGACGGTTCGGTATGCTCCGAGGACAACAACGCTGATGCCATCCTTGGTCAGTATGCTGGATGGGTAGCCAGCCAGGACTACGCGGGCGGACAGGGTGCTCCGTTCATCTATCTAACGATAGCGAGGTAAAGGAAAATGACAACTATAAACGATCTCAAAAAAGCACACGGTTGGACTGATGAACAGGCCGGAGTCGGGAAACCGGCCAAGGAGTCCGGCGAACCTGTCGAGGAAAAGAAACCCAAGACAGGGAAACCCAAATAACTAAGTAGTGGGCCGGGGGGAGACTCCCGGCCCACTGTGCAAAATCTGACTAATGGGAGGCCGCTTAATGGCAACGCTAATACCGGAAATACAGGTAAATGATTTCAATAAACTGGCTGCGGTTGATCTCAAGCGGCTGCAATGTTGTGAGGTCTTTGACGGCGACGAGTACATTTTTACGTTTATCCGGCCCGGGACGGATTACATCAGGATGAGTTGCGAAAACTTCGGTCAATTAAGTAATGCCGTCAGCGGCGAATCATTGGCCAATGTCAAAAAAGGCAAACGCAAGTCAATGGCACAAAAGAAAAAGAAGCGGGGAAAGTAGGGGTCATGAATAAAACTCAATTATTGACAGCGGCCCGGAACGGATTAAGTGATCCGTCTGCAACGATATGGTCTAATACGGTTCTCTATCGATATCTTGACCAGGCGATCCGTGATATTTCTGAAAGAGAACCGCTTGAGTGCCGCGCCAACCTGGCGATTATCAGTGATACGTTCGATGTAGACTTATCTCCGCTGGTTGGACTCGTCAATATATTTGAAATAGAATTGCCGGTTGGGAATGGATCATATGATCCTGTAAGGCGTAGCGGCAAACGATTTGGAACCATGTTGAAACTTGACCTTGCTACTATCCCGACTATTACGGCCAGTTTATTGACCGGGATCGTCACTTTTACCAATGGTAGCCGGACGGTCACGGGCAGCGGCACAGCCTTTTCTTCTGAACTGGTGGCTGGCGTTAGTGGTGATCTGATCTGTCCGGCCGCGGGCGGCAAGTATTACCAGGTCGCAGCGGTGGCCAGCGACACATCCCTGACCCTCATGGAACCGTTCGAGGAGGCAACGGTCACGGACTCCACGGGGACCACAAAAAAACGGGATAGGTATAGTTGCGTCCGGATTTGGTATGGCAAGGAATACCTTAATACCGTGGGCGCCGTTACCCTTGTCGGGAGCGGTCTGGATGATATCACAGTCGGAGATACCTATACCGGAACCGTGGAAAAGGAATATCGTTTTAAGATCACTACGGCCAGCACCACGGATAAATTTAAGTGGTCGAATGATGGCGGAGTAACGTGGAGTTCAGAGATTAGCTGTTCGGCTACAGCGATTGTCATTGAAGTCGGGATTACGGTCCTGTGGGCGGCCACGACCAGCCATACACTCAATGATTACTGGTTATTCCGGGCGAAGCCGAATGATATGGAATATAAGCATGAGCAGATAGCAATACTCGGCATGGTGGCGTATGCAGCTCATGATTTTGTTGGTGGATACAGTCAGGTAAAATTGACAGACGTTTCGGCAAAGGTAGTATTGGCCGCGGCTGCACTTGGTAGCGTCGGGGCCAGGATCACTCAAGCTGTTGCGGATATTGCGACTGTTAGGGTTGATATCGAGGCCGATCTGACCGCGTTCGCTAATCTTTTGGCGGACATCGAAACGGATTTAGATGCAGCTAATACGGACCTGGCCAGCGGGCGAGTTCTTATTGATTCCTATAATGATGGCGGCGATGTGGCGACAAAATACTCTGATTATGCTCGAGCTGAGATCGCCAACGCGACCGCACGTTTAGACAAGGCAAAATCCTATCTTGAAAGTGCCAAAACGTCCAAAGATTACATCGATTATGCTGGCACAGAATTGACGGCCGCGCAACGATATATTGAACAGGCGACCGGATATGCTCAATTACTGGATCGCCAGATCAATTCCTATCAGTTGGTTGCCGCCTTTGAACGATGGGCGAAAGCCAGGAAATCCGACTACGACAATGCCCTGACTAAATTGGGTAAGTTGGATAATTCAGTTCGGTATCCTACTGTAAGGGAATTATGAAAACGATCCCTCAAATACTTCTATCCGAGCAAATCCAGCTCAATCGCAAGCCAGCAATTAAATTTGACATACAGAAGTATGGGCATCCGGCAAAATGCTCATCCGTAGCATCAGAATTATTTAACTGGCAAAATGCGGTTGCTGATCTATACTGCCCTATCCAGGCGGTATCTCCGAGTGACGGGTCTGTTGTGGTACTCGATCCGAAGGCCTCAGTTGGTGATTTCCGACC